AGTTCGGCTCAGAACTAAATACTGGTGAGAAAATCCTAATTCTATCAGGCGATAAAGATTTTATTCAGTTGCACGTATATTCTAACGTAAAACAATATGATCCTACTCGCAAGAAGTGGGTATCCCATGACGATCCTGAGAGATATCTTCACGAACATATTCTAAAGGGAGATGCAGGCGATGGCGTTCCTAATGTTCTTTCTCCTGATAATGTTTTTGTTGTGGGTGATCGGCAGCGACCCCTGACAGCAAAGAAAATGGAAAAGATTATGGGCACTGATCTAGAAGAAATGGATACAGTTACTGCCCGTAACTATTCTCGTAACGCTCGATTGATTGATCTGAGTTTTACCCCAGATGAAATTCGCGAAAAGGTTATGCTTCAATACGAAGCACAGTCAAATCGCGATCGTAGCAAACTACTAAATTACTTTATAGCAAACAAACTCAAAAACCTTACTGATCATTTGAGTGAATTTTAGGAGATAATAATGGCTGTCCTTGGAATGTATGAATTTTTACACAAGGTTTCTAAACTAAAAAAGACGCAGGAAAAAGTAGACAATCTAGCTGGTAATGATACCATGGCTCTGCGCATTGTTCTACAGGCTGTGTTTGATCCCACTGTCAAGTTTCTATTGCCCGAAGGCGAACCTCCTTACAGACCAAATGAAATTGTAGATCAACAGCATGTGTTCCATAAGGAAGCTGATAAGATCAGATATTTCGTCGAAGGATTCTATCCTACTCTCAATCAGGCAAAGCGTGAAGCAATGTTTGTTGAGTTTCTAGAGAGACTAGATCCAGACGATGCAAAACTTGTCCTAGCTATGAAGGATAAGAAGATGCCGTTTCCAGGCATCACAGTTCAACATGTTAAAGAAGCACTACCAGGGTTAATCGCAGAATGAGCAAGTCAGCACTAAAGAAGTTTAAGAAGAACGATTATTCAGATCATGAAGAATTTCACGATGATCCTCGTGAACGTGAGAACAAGCGTAAGGCTAAACGGGTTGAACGTGCCTTGCGTACAAAGGATATCTCTGCTCTATTAGAAGATGAAGAGCAAGATATTTCTGATGATATTATTGATAACAATTGGAAATATTAATGCCTATCTATAAGCTACGTAATACACAGACTGGCGAAGAGTGGGAAGAACTAATGTCTATCTCCGAGATGGAACAGAAGATCGAAGAACATCCTCACGTTGAGCTACTTATTAACGGAGCGCCCATGGTCACTGGCACCATGGGCAAGAATTCCTACATGGGAAAGAGCAAAGATGCCAACGTATAAGTTCTTAAACAATGAAACTGGCGAAGAGTATGAAGACTTCATGAGCATCTCTGCTCTTGAAGTTTATCTTGAAGAAAACCCACATGTAACTCAACTCGTAAATGGCGCTCCTATGATCCATTCTGGCAGAGGCATGGCTAAACCTGACCAGGGTTTCCGTGATCTGTTAAAGCATATCAAGAAGGGAAATAATAAAGGTATTACGAGGAGCACTATCAACACATTCTAAGGGGTAAAATGGAAGAAGAAACAAGAACACGTCGTTTGACTCGTAAAGAAAAAAGACTTCTTCGTCAACAAGGTAAAGAACCAAAGGAAAATTACCAAGAGAAAATAAACTTTAATCTAAAGCATTTCCATCCTCTCACAGAGAATCAGAAACTAGCATTTGATTCTTTTGACGATGACAAAAATCTAATGCTTCATGGTATTGCTGGTACAGGTAAATCCTTTATGGCATTGTATCTTTCTTTGAAACAGATCCTTGCTGATCCTGAATGTGTTTATAAGAAAGTTGTTATTGTAAGATCAGTAGTTCCTACCAGAGATATGGGATTCCTTCCTGGTAGCGACAGAGAAAAGACTAAAGTATACGAAGCGCCTTATTATGCCATTTGTACCGAGTTGTTTGGCAGAGGCGATGCGTATGAGTATCTAAAGAAGAGAAACGTTGTTGAGTTTATCTCTACTTCTTTTATCAGAGGTATTACACTTAACGATTGTATTGTTATTGTTGATGAAATGCAGAACGCTACTCTTCACGAGTTGGATTCTGTTATTACTCGTATTGGTCACAACTGTAAGGTAGTATTCTGCGGAGACTTCAGACAGTCAGACTTTACAAGAGAGCATGAGAAGAGCGGTCTAACAGATTTTATGAGAGTGGTCCGTAGTATGAAATCTTTTGACCTAATCGAATTCGAAGCAAAAGATATTGTAAGATCTGCTCTCGTTAAAGAATACATTATCCTTAAAGATAAGATGAGGATCATAACATGACAGAAGCAAAAGATATAATACGAGCCTGGGATTATTGGCCAGCGCCACCGTTAGGTAGAATTGCTAAGTTCCATTACGTTGATGCTGATGCAGAACCAGATACAAACATACCTGCCAAGATGCCAGATATACATTCGTGGTTTGTTTGGGACGAAGATTCTCAATCTATATTATATGTTGATTACGACAAAGATATGAAGTGGAAAGACACTTGGTATCTACGTTACAAGTTAAACTATGGTATCGCTGAATGGCGAGATGATAATATTATCGAGAAAGAAAGTATCTCTACCAAAATTTTTGGAAACAGAAATAAAATTGTTTTCCAAGACAAGAAGCCTATTTGGTGGGGCGACTACTGTGAGATTGGTAAGAAGTATGAGAACAATCCTAAGTCAGACTTCTTTGCTTGTTCTCCGCCACAATTACTAAATGGCACTCAATCTTTTGTTTATGAAAGAAAGATTGATAAGTGGACTAATATATTCGGAGTTACATATAAGGATGTTGTTACATTAGTGTATCAACAGGCATGGGGTAGCAAAATTGGTGGAGCTAGATATTGGATGGCAAGAGGCATTGGCCCAGTAGCTGTTCAATGGATATCAACAGTTAAAGAAGCGTCCGGCAATAAGATATATATAACTAATAGAATGGATGCGAAATATACAATGGAAAACGGATTTGCGAAAGATATTCAAAAATAATTTAGTACCAGAAGTAGCAATTGATACTCAAACTATTGATGGTAAAAGATACTATGTGTTACCGAGCGGAGAAAAGTTTCGCTCGGTAACAACCGTATTAGACAGGGCGATGGACAAGACAGCTCTAAACGAATGGAGAAAACGTGTCGGTCACGAAGAAGCTCAGAAGATTACTGTTCAGGCTGCTCGCCGTGGAACCGCCGTACATTCCATCGCAGAGCGTTATGTCCTCAATGAAGAGAACCATCTTCGGGGTGCTATGCCTTCTGGAATTGATGCTTTCAAAGGTATTCAATCGCTCTTAGACAAACACGTTGATAACATTCTCGGCGTAGAGTTGCCCTTATATTCTGTTGCTCTTAGAACTGCTGGTCGTTGTGATCTTATTGCAGAGTTTAACGGAACACCTTCTATCATTGATTTCAAAACAAGTCGTAAGCTAAAGAAAGAAGAATGGATTGAATCCTACTTCTTACAAGCAACAACGTATTCTCTGATGTTCGAACGTATGTATAAGATACATGTTCCCCAGATCGCAATACTAATAGCTGTGGACAACGAGCAGCCACAGCTATTCTTAAAGGATCGTGGAGATTATGTTAATAGAGTGTTAGAGATATTTACAAAATAAAAGCGATAATAACGCCTATAATAACTACTGCCCAGAATAAATCTGAAAGACTGCCTTTAGGTTTTCTGCCTCTTTTTTGACGAAACCCACCAGTAGTTTTGCTAGTTACATACCATGAATTTGGCCCAACCTTTTGAGATTGAGTCACACGTGTTCTGCCTGTTTTCTGATTGGTTGAATATGTTATACGGGAACCTTTATTCCCATACGATGTAGAATTGGTTATACCTCTTTTGCCACCCCATGAAGTTGTGGTTCTAACAGGACCAGTTTTCTTTGTGATTCTAGTTCTTACATTTCCCATACGCCTATTTATAGGTGACAGAAACCAATCAAACCTTCTTGATCGGTAGAGTATACAGTTCTTTTAATACCGAAATGTTCTATAGCTTTCTGACATCCACAACAAGGTTCTGCCATTCCAGTAACCCAATTAGCGTCTCCCTTATTCATCTTTTTAACACGATGAACATACAGAGTTGCATCTTTTAGATCCTCTTCGTCGACGACCTTCAATGCTTTAATAATACAATCTACCTCTGCATGTTTAAAGATCGCATCGGTGTTCTTTGCGAACCTTTTCTGCAGAGGATGGGATTTGTCTGAATTGAAACCGACAGAGATAATCTCGTTACGAATAACGAGACACGCTGCCAGTTTCATTTTCATG